TGTTTATTTGATTGATAAAAATTGTAAAATTACAGTACCAATAATTCCCTTTTCAAAAATTGATGAAATTGGAGCAGGCATGTATAAGGGAGAGAAAATAACAATATCAGAAAGAAGAAAGGCGAAAGAAGTGTAATGGTTGCACGGTGTTTATTCCAAAGCACAGGAGGGGTTCGATTCCACCCTTTCGCTCAAATATAAAAAACATGAATAACACCCCACGACATAGACAACAATGGATATTAGAGGAACTCAAAAAGTTTCCTCTATTGTCGTATGGGGAGATGTGGGGTAAATATGAGGTAAAGTGGGGTAAAGGCAAAACTACCTTTGATAAAGACTGGAAACAAGCTCAAAAACAACTACAAGAGTGGCAAAAATCAATTAATGAGGAGGTGGCAAAGCAGGTGATAAGCACAGAGGTAGAGGAAAGAAAAAAGGGGGTAATGCAAAAGATTGACGTCCTCAAGTTCTTATCAGATGTGGTCAGGGGCAAGGGTAGAGAGATTGACGGAGAGAAGTTTTTCCCCTCCTACCGAGAGCGTATCTCAGCGGCTGCTCAATTGGCTAAAATGGAGGGCTGGGAAGCTCCAATAAAGCAGGAGGTTAAAGGAGATTTTAGTGTCACAGAGGTTAAGATTGTATGGGAGGGTGCACCTGATGAGTAGTATTAGTATCAATCCGAAAGGAAATAGAAAGCAATATGAGTGCTTGAGAGTGTGGAATGATTTACACACAGAGGAGATATTATATGGAGGGGCTAAGGGGGGAGGAAAATCATTTATCGGGTGCTCTATCATATTGGCTGATGCTTTGATGTATGCAGGGACACATTATTTTATTGCTCGTAAGCAGTTGAATGATTTAAGGAAATTTACGATACCGAGCATTCATGAGGTACTTAACCTTTGGGATTTGCCACAAGGAGCATATAAATACAATGGACAGGATAATTACTTTGAGCTGTATAATGGCTCAAAGGTTTTTCTTTTGGATTGTAAATATTTACCAAGTGACCCACAATATCAGCGCTTTGGTTCTATGCAGATGACAAGGGGTTGGATTGAGGAAGGAGGAGAATTTGAGTTTGACAGCTACTCCAATTTAAAAATCTCTATTGGGCGTTGGAAGAACAAGGAGTACAACCTGAAAGGGAAACTACTTATCACAGCTAACCCCTCTAAGAATTTTCTATATAAGAATTTCTACCAACCCTATAAAGCGGGTACATTGGAGCAATGGAAAGCATTCATACAAGCATTGCCATACGATAATAAGATGTTACCCAAGGAGTATATTGAGAGCTTGGAGCGTACATTGAAGGGTGCAGAGAAACAGCGATTATTACACGGACTATGGGAGTATGATGATGATCCGACGGCTCTTTGTGATTATGATAAGATACTGGCTATATTTGAGAATGACCAAATTATCACAGATAAGGAAACATACCTAACAGCAGATATTGCACGATTTGGCTCTGACTTATGTGTTATAGGCGTGTGGAGAGGCTGGGAGCTGATAGAGATACACACATTGGATATATCAGCAATGACAGATGTACAAGGGCTTATACATACCCTTAGAGTGAAACACAGCATACCCAAAGGGAATTGTATCGCTGATGAAGATGGTGTGGGTGGTGGTGTGGTTGATAATACAGGTATCATTGGCTTTAAAAATAATGGCTCCCCGATTGAGGAGAATGGACAAGCTACCAATTACAAGAACCTGCAAACGCAATGCCTGTATAAGTTAGCTGAGTGTATCAATAACAATGGTATCTACATTAGTGCGGATCTGTCAGAGAGGACAAAGGAGCGTATCGTTGAGGAGTTGGAGCAAATCAAAAGTGATAACAAGGACGGGCAAAAGCTATCGGTGATTAACAAAGATACAGTGAAGCAGCACATAGGACGAAGCCCTGACTACAGGGACATGCTACTGATGAGAGAGTATTTTGACTTGAAACCTAAAAAGACATTCAGACCGATATTCAGATGACATTACTACAATATTTACTCATGCCAGCCGAAAGGCGAAGGGAAATCACTCTTATCTTAGAGGTGATGAAGCCTTTGCCTTTCTTTTATCGTGGCTTATGGTGGTGGAAGAAAAGGCATGGAGTGGAGCGATTGACAGAACTAAAATGGGGAGAAGTGCGAGCGGTGATTGACTTGTTAAGCAGTGGAGAGCTTCCTCAAGCGGTAGAGGCTTTCAGGTTGGTATATAAGATAAAGAACCCAGCGAGAATGAATGTGTATCGCTTTTATGCTTGTATCAAGCACCTAACGAATGAAGTACAGCGTGTGCTTGAGCAGGAGCAACGAGCATTACAAGGAGAGCCAAGCCCTTACGAAGCTCAACTACAACAGGCAGGGGTGGAGCAATTGCAGCCTTTCAGAGATTTGGCAATCATAGACACATTGGCGCAAGGGGATATATTGAGGTATGAGCAGGTAGAGGCATTGCCTTATGAGGTGGTATTTTACACCCTTTATTATAGGACAGTAAGGCAGAATATAGACAATAGATTTCAACAAATAATGACAAAGAAATGATACGATTGATAATTGACAACAAAGAAGCTGATTTGCTCAATGATGAGTTTACTTGGAATATGCAGTGTGCTGATTTCTTTTCTTTTGACACACGGCAATTCTCTTGCTCTGATGTGATGTACTTACCTATGAGTAGCACTAACAATGATATATTTGAATTAGCGGGTATGGTAGGGAGTGTAAGTGATAGACCACAAAGGGCATTTGACGTGGAACTACTCATTGACGGCATTCCGATAGTAAGAAATGCTAAGGGCTACCTTATGGGAGTACAGAATGATACTTATAAATTTGCCTTTCATGAAAGCACAAAGGATATATACCACTGGTTGAACCTTTATAAGTTATCTGATGTGATTGGGGATAAGCTGAACCACAATAAGACAAAGGAGGAGATAGAGAGTAGAAGTTTAGAGTATGCAACAAATGCTATAAGAAATAAGCCTCAGGAATTTAAAAGAGGTTTATTGTATGCTGTAGCAGAGTACGGGGGAAACACATTGATAGATGAAAGGATTGTTGATAAAAGACCAGTCGGGGATATATATAATTTCTATTATGCACCTCCTGCGATACATGTACGTTGGATATTTGACGAGGTGCAAAGAATGTCAGGACACACATTTGAGGGGAGTTTTTTTGATACAGAAATGTTTAACACCCTTTTTATAACCACGTCTCAGGTAATTGAGGATAAGGCTCCCGCAGGTGCATTAGTAAGTCTTACACAAGCAGATAAAACAGAAGGGGCATATTCAAAAAAAATATCAGATAGACATGGGGAATTGTTTTTAACGATGAACTCATATAACAGCCCAACGTATTTTAGAAAAAAGCAAGATAAAGACTATATCTATCAGATACCAGCAGACAAATTAGGTACATGGGATTTAGTACTGTCAGGCAGGACACAAGGGAATGAAAGTAAAAGTATTATGTCTTATGTAGAGGTATATAAGAATGACGATACTACCCCTATTTGTACCACACGAGGAGGAGTCGGAGGGTATGTAACACAGCATGAACATTCAGGTAGTGGTTGGAATTTCAGCATAAGAGTACCTGATTTTTTCCGCTCTGATGATAAGATATATATAAGATTGTTAGCTGAGACAGATAATTACAATGGTGGGGATATAGCTACTTGGGATTTGAGTTTCAAAATAGAGCAGACCTCAAGTCAGATTCTTAACCACTTGGTATCCGAACTCTCAATGTTAGACCTTTTCAAGGAATTGCTGATAATGTTTGGACTTACCCCTATGAAGTTAAGCATTGATGATGAAGTACAGCACTTTTACACGCTTGATGAAAGGCTGAATGATGCTCCTATATTGGATTGGTCAGAAAAGTTTGTAAGGGTTACTAATTTGGAGTTTCACGCTCCTACATCCTCTTATGCAAGGCGTAACCACTTCAAGTATAAGAAGTATGATGAGCAACAAGGAAATCAACTGAAAGCAGACGGAGTACTAGTGGTAGATGATGACTTGCTGACTTTTAAAAAGGAAAGGGAGGGTAAGTTCTTTCCATCAGTAGATTACAACAAAAGCAGAAAGGCACAATTTAAAGATGATGTTTTGAGTGATTTTTACTTTTGGGAAAAAGAACTGAAGGAGAAGGATGAGGGAGGACAAAAGAAAATAGAAATCACTTACAAGGCGAACAATAACCGCTTTCATATATTCAATGTAAAATTCAGCGATGAACTATTTTTTACTCATGAAGGAGTGATAAGAGGAGGCATATTTAATACAGAGACATTTTATTTTCTCCCTTGCTGGGCGCGTTTTGGAGATTTACAATGGAACAACCTACTTGAAAACTATTACAGCGG